TTTTATTGGTTGATACATCGAATTGAGAAGAGGTTACATACTGAATAGATTGTGAAGTTGCGGTTATTGTTCCTGTAACCGTTAGGTTGCCCCCAATACTACTATTTCCACTTGCTTGAATACTTGACCCACTAACTGTTCCCGTTGCATTAACATTTGCCGGTGCTATAGTTTGCCCCGCAATACCATCAACAATTTGTGTTGATGATGATATGGTGCCTGCCGGTAATGCTGTAGCAATTTGTGTAGAACTACTAATCAATCCTGTTGGTAATCCTGACAGATTATTAAATTTTACATTGTCTGCCCAACTACTGGTTCCTTGTAACGAACCCGTAATACCGTTAGTCACATTTAATGACCCACTAAAAATCGCTGGTCCAATATTTGTTAATGTTGATGAACCAGAAACAGTGAATGAACCGGTAACTTCTACATTTGACTCAAAAATTGATTTACCAAATCCATCAATGTAGAATCTACGAGTTGAAAAATCTTGTGCTTCTGAATCAGTCCAGAAAGAAATTTCACCTGCTAAGTTTCCACCACTCCAATCGTAATTACGAACTTTAATACCAGAAAATCTATTTGTGTAATCACCCTTGGTAATACCATAATTAATTTGGATTGGTGTTCCATTTACAGTTGATGTTACTGTATCTCCGACCACGTTATTGTTGGTGAGATTTATTGAACCGGTAATACCAACGGTATCATTAAGTAATATGCCAGCACCATTACTATTAACTTGTAATGGTTGATAATAACTTCTAATTTCTATTGGACCACCATGATACAATAATGGTGTATCAACATATCCAGGAGCAGATACATTATAGGTTGCAATCAAACTATCAACATTTGCATTACCTGTAGTGGTTAATGATCCTGAAATAACTTGACTATCCGTAAATACATTGGACGCGGTAACTGCAAATGAACCTGTATCAATTGTAGGTAAGTTTGTTACATAACTTGCGGTCAATGCATATGATGCAGAGGTATTAGATAAATTATTAAATTGAGCAGATGTTGAAATCATGCCCAACGGTATATTTGGAATTTGTGTATAAATAACTTGTGTAGATGATGATAAGACACCTGGTGGTAATACTGCATTATTTGCGTATGATGCTGTTAATGCATAACTTGCACTAATGATATTACCCGTGCCACCAACTTGTAAAGCAACTGGTGGATCATTTCCAAGTTCATAATTTCCAGCAAAAATAACATCAACATTTTCTGCAAAACTTGCTGTACCGTATAATGAACTGGTAATTCCACCAACACTTCCCGTTGGAACAACTTGTAATGACCCTGTAATAACTGCTGATCCACTGAATGGAAATCCAGCACCCGAACCACCAGATTGCGCATTTAGTGCGTATGATGCTGTTTGTGCGTAACTTGCAGATATTGCATTGGTAATTGAACCAGTAATTGATGGTATTGTTGCAGAATTACCAACAGTGAGATTATTACCTACATATATGTTGTTAGATGCCGATAAATCTGCAAATTCTAGTGTACCGCTGGCAACCAGTGTTTGTGCTTTTAATGCATATGATGCACTATACGCAGAAACTGCCAACGAGGGTAATGATCCTGTTCGTTGTTTTACTAGTGAGCTTGGTTGAATATTAACTTTATAATCAGGTGTATTTTCTATATTGACCGTAATATTAGGTACGTCAAGAAGTACCTGATTTGCATCAGTATTTTCTCGAATAACTACTGTTATGTCTGGTACACCTAGATTGATTGACCCACTCATCAATTATCTCGTAGCGGTAGGACGGACAGTAAGCAATCCCTCTAAAATTCTTCTTGTTATAGGGGCAATAGAACCACTCGTCATGTTAATGTCGTATACGTATTTTCTTTGATTTAGTAATAGTGTTTGGTCAGGTGTTAATTCTACCATAATACTTCCTGAGTTGAATGGTGGAAGTTTGGTAATATTGAATGTGGCTGATATTTCGTCGGTTGTATAGTTTTCTCTTATCTGACCAACAAATGCATAATCGGTCAAATTCATAGGAATACTACCACTATCACTAATAATAGTTGCGGCAAATCTAAAAGTTTCACCTTGACCTACATTAAATTCAGTAAGTTCTGCCATATTATATACTCAAAAAGAATGTCCCACTGCCCAATTATACTCTATATAAGTATCAGACAGTGGGACACACCTTCTATTTTTAACTACTGATTAGTAGTTCAATACGCAATAATCTGGTTGGATTGTTAGGGTGATATCTACATTTTCACCTGTATCACTCCATTCCAATGAACCAAAGTCTGCCTTGGTGATTTGTGCACCCTTAATAATCCATTCTTCAACCTTATCACCTACTGGGCCGAGAACTTGGAGGGTTAAATCCTTCTTATAGAATTCTGCGTATCCATCACGACCTGTGACCGATTCGTGGTGTAAACGTACCCATTCCATAACTGCTTGTGCACCTGATGGAACAATTGGATCATATAACGTCATTTCCATAGTATCCCACTTTGAAACACCCTTCACATAACGAACGGTATTAATGTGTGGTAACTTAATTGATTCCTGGGTAAGAACAGGACGTGCGACTTTTCTTACGATATATGCTGGAATACCTTCAATCAAAAGAATAAATCTATTCTTGGTTTTTGGTTCGAACGCGGTAAAGAAAATTTCGTTTTCGGCTACGATATTATTTGCCATTTGTATCTCCTAACGGATTTATCAATAAATAGTTTCTAATCTAAAAATATGACCAATTATGCCCCAGGGAATGTAGCACCCGTTGGGAGAATGTTGAATTCTAACTTGATGAATTCAGCAGTCTTTGTTGGTTGGAGATACAATTGACCAACCAAGATATTACGGTCAATGACATCAGGTGTATTATTGGTTTCATCCATAATGACACGGAATGCGTAGAGACCTGAACGTTCTTGGACATTTGCCAAATACGGATTGACAATGTTAAGGAAACGATTACGTGTTGCTTCAACATTTTGTTCAAATACGAGGTAACGTGCTGAACTTGCGATGAACTTCTTCACGGTGATTAACAAACGACGAACATTTACACGGTCAAGTGCTGATGCGCGGCGTTGTAAGGTCTTTTGACCCCATACACAGATACCTTGTCCTGGGAATTGTGCGATTGGGTTAACCTTACCTTCGTACAATACGTCACGTTGTGGTTGTGCTAATCGTGTCTTAACACCTGCTGCTCCTGGAATACCACCACGGTTTAACCCTGCTGGTGCAAACCATTCTGCTGCGATGTTGTCGTTATATGCATATACTTCTGGAAGTGCGACTGATGGTGGAACATATACTAACTTATTGGTGTTGGTGTCAAGGACACGGATCCAAGGATAGTATGATGCTGCGTAATTAGTATCTAATAATGCTGCTTGATTGACTGCACCAGTAATCGTTTGACTTGCTTGTGACAAATCCATAATGTAGAAACAATCACCACGATTTTCGCAGACCGTTAAAGCGTAGTTAGCGACAAATGGGTGTAATTCATACACGATACCAGGTAATACTAACAAATTAATATCAAAGGTATCTGGGTTACTGATTGCATCTAATGCTTTCTTATATGCTCGTGAACCTGCTGCAGTACCTGTTGAACAATCAAATCCTTGGGTATTTGTTGCGGTGATACCATCATACATGTTGATGTATCGTGCTGGATTGTCACCGTCAAATCCACCTTGAAGTGGTACCGTAAATTTCAAACTACCAACAATTGATGGTGTGGTGAGGAAGTTTGCTACTGCAACTGCGTTGCCACTATCATCATATAATTCATTTGCTGGTAAGTTTTCCAAACTGAATGCTGCACCCATTGTGACCGAACCACTTGGGATTGGTGCTAACAATGACATATTGGTATTTGGAGTATCAGAATATTGGAAGCCGTAGAATTCGTAACTATTACGAATTGCTGCTGCGTTATATCCACGAGTACTACCCGATATCCAACTTGACGATAAGAATGTCGGTGCAATTAATTCTGACGATGCAACGGATACTGGTGAACTTAATTGTGCAAATCCAAATGGAACAGTATTTGGTGAAAGTTCATCAGCACCTGGTGCCATTTCAATCCAAATGTATTGTGATACATTATTGAAGTCACCTTGGAAATACCGTTCACCAGTATTTGGATCTGTTACCGGTGCACTATTACCGATACGACGAGCGATAAAGTTTGAACTATTTGGGTCAAGTGTTAAATTGTCATATTGTTCTAATACCGATGGGCGTTGGTCGGTGTCCATAAAGTCACGGACTAACAAACTAAACGTTGCGTAATCACCAGTATTTTGACCTAACTTTGGACCAATGATGGAAATTTTTACATCTTCATTTGATGCGTTACCATCACTGATTGCATGCACCTTGAAGAGATTGGACTTTTGGCCACCAAGTGTTTGTGATTGAATATATGGAGTTGATGCGGCCGCGTAAGGTCCATAAGTACTACCTGTAAGATATAATGCCGTACTACTAACTTGTGCGGACATACTAACTGATGTACCAGCGGCAGTCACTGCTTCTGGGAATATTGCGTAGATATATCCGTTATGGTTTGCGGTTGGACCAAATCCAAGATAATTTCCAACAAACGATGCTGCGCTAGTCGTAGTGCTTAATCCTGTAGTGGATACTGCCGACACCGCAGATGAGGAAACTACTAATGAAAAATTAGTCGCTGGACCTGTTGATGTAATACCTGTAATATCACTTCCCGATACGGTTGGGTGAATTACGGCGTACAAGAATTGACCATTTGACCCTGTTGCGTATAATAACGCCGAGGTATGATCGGTTGGACTGTAACCATCTAATCCAAGTGTACGAACAACGGTTGCTTGTCCTGATTCACGAAGGTAATTTTGAACCGTGAGGCCCAAGAACGACTTTGCATCAGGTGTACCAAATGAGTTGATAAACTCTTGTTGGTTATGAACAACAGTAGGAATAAATGCTGGACCTTTTGTTGTCGGTCCAATAAATGCCCCACCGATTTCAGAAATGCCTTGTGCTAAAAAGCTAAGGTCACGTTCTTGTGTGAAAACGCCAGGACTAACGATGCGTTCTGCCATACGGAATCTCCAATGTTACTTATTTTTATCAGGGGTAAACATACCAGTATCAATATCCAAAGAACCTATTCCATATTTTTCTAACAAACTATTAATAACTTCTTTTTCTTTTGTTAACAATTCTTTATATGCTACGGTTTGTTCTGTAATCTTACCTTCTGCTTCTTTTAAATCTTCCCGTAACAAATTTGTAGTTAATTGCAATTGTCCTACAGTAGAAATTACTGTAATCATTTGTTCTCGTAAACCTTTAACGGAAGAAATTTCTTCTT